TCATGGTGGCTGGTGGTAAAGCCGGCCAGTTCGAGCTGAAGGACATGGCGACCTATATCCCGGATCTCGCCAACTCCTTTTCGTCCCTTGGCTACACTGGCGAGGACGGCCTGAAGAAGCTCGTCTCGATCCTGCAGACCATCCGCGAAGACACCGGGTCCGCTTCTTCTGCTGCGACCTATGCGCAGAACGTCTTCGGCAAGATCTATTCGCAGGACACTGCGACGAAGTTCTCGAAGATGGGAGTCGATCTTCGCAAGGAACTCGATGCGGCGCGCAAGAACGGTGAGGACACAGTCGCGGCGTTCGTCCGGATCTCGAAGGAAGCAATCAATGGTGATCTGAGCAAGCTGCCATTGCTCTTTACCGATGAGCAGTTCCGACTCGGCATGCAGTCGTTGATGACCAGTGCCGACAGCTATGAAAAGTTTCTAAAGACGGTGAACGACTCCGAGGTCGACGGAACGGTGTTTCGTGACCTGGCGCGGGTTACTGGTGACACGCAATCCAGCATCGACAAGCTGTCGAGTAGCTGGGACAAGCTGATGAATAGCATCGGCAAGGGCGTCTCGCGACCTGCGGTGCCGGTCATGGACGCGGTGTCCAAGGATGTGGATTACGGGGATGCCATTCGCTCCTCCCTTCAGCAGCAGGGGATGGGCTATTGGGCAATCGAAACATGGATGGCCCGCAATCTGCCATTCGGATCGTTTTCTCAAAGCCGAGAAGCAGACAAACAGGCGCTTGCCGGTGGTTATGCTGACCCCGAGTTCATCCATCGGATGACGCAAGGGCCGAACATGCCGCAGGGGCCACAGCTACCGGAGTTCCCAGGCGGAGATCGGAACATCGATCCTCGCAATCTGCCAGCGACGGGGCCGGTGCCTGGTACGCGCCCCACAGTTTCAAAGCCAGCGCCGCCGTCGTTGACGGAAATCTACGGGCAGTATGCGCAGAGCCGAATTGCTGGCGAGCACGCGATTGCCAGCAATGCCAAAGCCGCAGGCATGCCAACCGGTGCATCCGGCCTCACGTCGATGCTAACGGAATTCTTCCGCATGCCGTCGAAGGAGGAGCTTCAGGACGCTCTAAAGATCGATGCAACAGGTCTGAAAGAGTCCGGTGACGAAGCCGCGCAGAAAGTGGCGGACGGTGGCCGCGAGGCGGGCGCCTCCATCAAGGAGTCGGCTGCATCGCTGACCGAAGCTGGAAACAGCATCAGTTCGGCGATCCTGTCGGCGGTGGACCAACTAAAGGCAGCCGCGTCAGCTTTCAATCGGGCAAGCAGCGTCCGCGTGCCTGTCAACGCAGACACCGGCCGCTCCATGCCTTCCCAAGCTGGCGCGCCTGGCGGCGGCGGTGGCGGCTATTAAGGAGACGAGATGCGCGATTGGGCAAAGACGTTACGGCGAGCAAGCTATCGTGGCGTCGAGTTCTGGGTAGATTACGAGGATCTGTCCCGTGGCAAGCGCTTGGCCTTGCACGAATACGCCGGCGGGCAGCAGCCGGTCGTCGAAGAGCTCGGTCTTGCTACGTCCGCATACGGGCTGACGATTTATCTTGTCAGCGATCTGGCGGACGTGCAGGCCAAGACGCTCGAGGCGGCAATGCTAGCTGCGGGCCCCGGATATCTGATCTTGCCGATCGATGGCGGATTGCTGGCAACAGCACAAGACTTCCGGCGCTCGCGGCGGAAGGATCAACACGGGTACATCGGGTTTGATGTGACATTCATACCGGTCCTCAACGCCGGCGGTATCATCCTGTCGGTCGGTGACGTTGCGGCGGCAGTCACCAATTCCTTTTCGGCAGCTGCGGCGCAGTTTGCGAAATTCTTCTAGAAACGAGGCTCACGATGGCTGCGGATAAAGGCACGATACTTTCGTGGCTGGCGGACCTTTCTGCCGCCATCGTGACTGATGCAGAGGATCTATCCGATATCTCGGCGCGCATCGCGGCCGCGCCAGATCTTGGAACCGCAACCTTTGCGATCGAGGTTCTGTCGCTGATGCGGATTATCGCGGAGAGCGCAGACGCGCCCGACGATTTCGACAAGATCGCGCAAGGCCCCCCGGCGGCTGGCGATACGGCCGACGCGGTCTCTGTCATGCTCGGCGTTGGGCTTGCGATTGCCGGAAGCAGGATCGGATTGCCATCACGGCCGGCCGCTCGTCGAGTACGATCGAGGGTTTCTGATGCTGGCGACGCCGCCATGTCGGCAATCGATAAGCTCGGGGGCGATGGTGCGGATCTCTACGCATGGTCGACCTCGATCACTGCGATTGCCTGCCGTCTGATCTCGGACATCGCCGCGAACGCGGCGCCGATCATCAAGGTTTCGACCGGGGTATCCATGCCGTCTACGGTGCTTGCCTATCAGCTCTATGGCGATGCTACCCGCGCCGGCGGCCTTGTCGATATCGCGAACTCCGCAACGCCACTTGTCATGCCAACGCTTTTTGACGCTCTGGCTTCCTGATGCTCGAACAGATCACAATCGACGGCTTCCCGCTGTTCAAGTCCATCACCGTCAATATGTCGGCGGAGGAGGCTGTCCGGACGGCGGAAGTCGTATTGGTGCCGCAGGGGGCGGGCGTTCCTGTCGTGCCGGGGCAGCCGACATCAATCAAGGCCGGCAGGGACTTGCTTCTGACCGGCTACGTCCGGGACGTGCGACCGTCGCATGATGCCGGAGATCGCTCGCTGAGTGTCACGATCTGCTCTCGGACTGTAGATGCAACCGAGTGTTCTGTGGAGCATCCAACCGGTGAGGTCCTTAACAAGGACATAGCGGCAATTGCGAGAGACTTCGACAACCTAGGAATCGGCATCGAGAGCGATGCTTCCTTTCCCGTCGAACCGCGCCACAAGCTTCATGTCGGTGAGACGCTATTCTCGACGATCGAGCGGCGAGCGCGCGGCCGAGGGATACTGATTTACGATACCCCGAAGGGGAAGCTGAAGCTTGCGTCGAAGCCCGAAGGCACCCATCGGGGCGGCCTCTTCTGGGGCGTTAATATCGAGCAAGCCTCATCAGAGCTTACCGAGCGCGGTCGCTATAGCGCCGTGAAGGTGCGCGGTCAGGCAAGCGAAGGAACGAGCAAGCAACAGCTGCGAGCCGAGGCAACGGCCCGAGACGCCGGTGTTTCCCGTTCGCGACCATTGATCCTGCCGCATGAGGGGGAAACGACTGTCGATCGCCTGAAGAAGCGTGCTGACTGGGGCGTGAAGCGAGGCGCCGGCTTTGCCGCGACAGCTTCGATCACCGTCACGGGATGGCGCGACGAGGGCGGAATGATCTGGAACCGAAATTGGCTCGTCTATGTCAGGGACAGCTGGATCGGGATCGATGGCATGATGATCGTCAAGGGCGTCTCGCTAACTCAGGACAGTGAGGGGCAGGGCACTGTCGCTGTGTTGTCGTTGGCAGATCCTCGCGCCCTCGGGGGTGAGAACCCGCGCGGCAAGACTGCGGGCGCCTATTCTGCGCCTGGTGCTATCTCAGTGGAGTATGAAGACGAATGATCGGCAAGCGCATCGAACTCGACGGCAACAACGTGGAGAAGGGCGGACAGCAGTTCGTGACTGGCCGCGCCCTGAAGTCTGATGGCTACTCGAATATCCATCGGATCGAGCCGCATGGGTTCTCATCGATGCCGGTCAAGGGGGCCAAAGCGCTGCTGATTTCTCCAAACAGCGAGGCGGATCAGGCGTTTGTTGTCGGCGGCGAACACCCGGGATTGCGGCCCTCCGATCTACCTGGTGGTGCCACAGCTATCTACGACTCGAGCGGCAATATCATCAAGCTCATAGGAACGGGGATCGTTGTTCAGTCCGGAGGCGTGAAGATGGTCATCTCGCCGGATGGCGTGGCCATCACCGGAGGTACGATCACCCATAACGGCAAGAATATTGGCGACACGCACATTCATGGCGGCGTTGTCCCTGGCGGCGGTACGACCGACGTTCCCGTCTGAGGATTTTCACGATGCTCAAGATCATTCCGGTGGATGACACCGAAGAGCCATATCGCGCGCCGGACCTCGGATGGGGTGGTGTGGTTGGTGACCTCATCCTCAACCCTCTCACGCATCCTGATGCTCCTGGCGATTTTCGTTCGGAGCAGGGGCTCGCCACGCAAGTCCTGATTTGTCTCATGACCGATCGGCGGGTGGAGCAAAGCGAACTGCGAGACGGTGATGAGAACCGTGGCTGGTTCGGGGACAGTTTCGACGTCATGGACGGCGAAACTCCAATCGGTTCCCGGCTTTGGCTCCTGCGCCGCTCGGCGCTCTACCCCGGCATAGAAATCAAGGCCGAAGACTATGCGAGGGAAGCTTTGCAACCACTCATCGATCAGGGCGCGGCCGCGAGGGTGGACGTGACCGCCACCCCCGGTGACAAACGCCTGGATCTGTCCGTCGCCCTCTACGGGCAGAACGGCTCGCGGATCTACAGCTCGCAATTCGAACTACTCTGGAGACAGATTGATGGCGTGGCAAATCCGCTCGCTCCCTGAAGCGTCTGCTCGCGTGCGAGGAGCGTTCCGCAAGCACATGCCGGGAACGGACTCTGCACTAAAAAACAACTTCGTTACGGTGACGGGCAAAGTCCTTGCCGGCATGGCGCACGAGTTTGAATTGCGCATGGCTTGGCTCGCTAGGCAGATGTTTCTTTCTACTGCCACATCGGATCAGTTTATCGTTCAGCTTTGTTCCGATGTGGGAATCTATCGAAAGGCGGCCTCCAAGGCGACCGGACCGTCAGTGATCGGTATCGGTGTTCCGGATACGACCTATCCCGCCGGCGTCCGCTTTATCTCGGGCAGCAACACCTATCTTTCGTCCAACCCGGCGACGGCCGACGCGCTCGGCAACGTCAGTTTTCCAGTCGTCTCCGAAGCGCCCGGCGCTCTGGCCAATCGTGACGCCGGTGGATCGCTCGCTTTGGCGGACCCGGTGCTTTATCCGGACCTCTCGACCGTCTGGACTGTTGGGGATGCAGGGATCGGCGGAGGCGCTGATGTCGAAAGCATCGACGAGATGAGGGCGCGAGGCCTCTACCGCAAGCAAAATCCGCCCGGCGGCGGCCGGCTGACGGATTATGAGGAGATCGTCCTCGCTATTCCCGGCGTGCTCAAGGCTTGGGCTTTTCGCGACCCTTTCGCGCCGGGATTTCTCGCCGTGTTCTTTTTGTTCAAGGGGCGACCAAATCTCATTCCAGCGCCCGGCGATGTCTTGGCGGTACAGGCGGCGATCGACGCGAAGCGGCTGATCCGGGTCGACGATAGTGTTGCGGTTGCGCCTATCGAGTTTCCGATAGATGTCACCATCAATGGCCTCGACAGCGACACAGCCGATGTCCGCGCCGCGATCGCAGCCGGCCTGGCTGATGTGTTCTATCAGCGGGGAAGACCGGGTATTCCTGGCGACACCTTCACGCTCTCCAGATCATGGATCGACGAAGCCATTTCGGCGACCGTCGGCGAGAACCGCCACGTGCTTGCGTGGCCCCTCGACGACATCACGCTGACCAATGGGCAGTATCCTGTACTCGGAACGATAACCTATGGCACGTGACAGTTTTCAGAACGTCGTCACCAATCTCGGGGCATCCACGACGGGCGCGATAGCTGTTCCCGAGCCCTATGACGCGCTTGCCAGCACAAGCAACGATGACCTCATCGGCGCTGCGCTGTCGATGTGGCCGACCGGCGCGGCTTGGGGCACGCCGGATGGCGAGGCGATCTCGCTAACGTCGGCGCTAGCCAGGTTTACCCGCGTGATGGTCGACGGATTTGTCTGGCTCTATGGCCGCGCCTGGCAATTGGCCCGGCAGGCGACGGTCTCTGGCATTGGTGAGACGCTGCCGGACTGGGAAAAGGACTATGGGCTGCCGGAGCCATGTTTCGTAAGTGTGCAGACGACCGCGCAACGGTTGCAGGCGCTGGCCCGCAAAGTGTCCAGTATTCCGGTGTTGCACCCGAGAGAATTCGTGTCTCTCGCGGCAGATTACGGCTTCACAATCGAGATCGAGGAGCCTGCACTCTTCCGTTGCGGCTTTTCCGAATGCGCCAGTGGCCAGCATGTCGGTGGCTACAGCGACGAAACCTATTGGATCGTTCGCGTCCCGGGACAGGGCGTTTCCTACTTTGAAACCGGCGCCGGCCGCTGCGCTGACGATCTGTTGTTTTCCTTTGGTGACGCTGCAGAGCTTCTCTGCCTGCTTCGCAAACATGCCCCCGCCTGGACTTTGCCGGTTCTCGGTGAATGGGTCGGGACGGCGCCGCTCGTGGACGAATACGGCAATGAGATGGTCGACGAGTATGGCAACGAAATTCTCATAACTCTTTAGAAATCGAGGGATACCCATGCAGTACATTCAGCCTTTCGGTAACCCCGACGCCAATGCGTCGTATGTCGATCGAAACAGTTCTTCAGGTCAGGCCGGCTCGGCCGTCCCGGCTGCGGCGATCGAGCACCCGATGCGAGAGATCGCGGCAGTCATTGCGGCGGGCGGCTTGACGGGATCGCGTACCGATCTTACGCAGCTGCTCCAGGCAATCCAGAACCTCATATCTGCGGCGACCGGTGGTGGCGACACTAGTACTTTCGTTCTGATGGCGCAGGCGCGCGCCCGCCTTCCAATCTATCCGCATGTGCTGACGTCGGACGG